TGCTGCTCTGATCTGCTCTGCGGTCATGTATGAGGTTGACTCACCCAAAGCATTCGTATCTTGCGAAGTTCTGTTAATGAATGACTTGATAGATGCAAACATCTTAATAAGGTTTGCAATACCGTTGGCAACAAGACCAACCGTCATTAGAAGTGCTGGACCAACACCAGCAAGGATTGCTGTGGTTGTAATCCAGAAACTCTTTGCACCCTCGGACATCTTATTAAATCCGTCTAGGAACTTTCCTACGAAATCAATAACAGGAGTAATAGCCTTTAGGAATGCTTCTCCAATTGGAACAAGTTTTGCCTTGATGTCTTCGATTGACTTCTGGAACTTGAACATTGGATAACTTTCAACCTTCTTCAACTCTCGCTCAGATAGGATTGCCAATTCTTCAGAGGTTGCCCTTGTAAGCCCCAGAACCTTGTTTGCCTGGCTACCCTCGTCAATTACGTTCTGGAACAATGTTGATAGACGTGAGAACTGGAACTTACCAAACATCTGTTCGATGGCACGTGCACGGTTTAGTGGATCTAGGGTATCGAGGGCTGATGCAAACTCAACAACTAGACCCTTAACGTCTCCCATGTTTGACTCAACGATGTTCTTTACGTTAATGCCAAAACTCTGCAGAAACTCAGATGCCTTGTTGGTTGGATTAATCAAAGATGCAAGACCAGACTTAAGTGCGTTAGCACCTTCTGATGCGTTAATTCCACCTTCCTTCATTGCTGTTAGGAAGAATGCTAGGTCTTCTACGTCTCCACCAAGTTGCTGAATAACTGGAGCAGCCTTTGGAATAGCAATTGTAAGGTCTTCAATAGCGGTAACAGTTTGGTTTTCAACTGCGTTAAGGAAGTTGATCTTCCCTGTGAGTTCTTCTGCAGCAATACCAAAAGCATTTGTTAGAGACATTGTTGTTTCCAATGCTTGTTGCTGATCTACGTTACCAAGAATTGCAAGCCTGGTTGCGTTAGTTACCTGCTCTAATAGTTCAACGCCCTCTTTACCTGCTGCTGCAGCATCTGCTGCCATGGTCATTGTGTCTGACACCGCAACACCGTACTTTGTAAACTCAGAGGCTAGTCTCTTTACTGAGTCTACCATTGCGTCTACGTCTTTAGTAGTTGTTCCAAAACTTCCGTATACCCTGCTAAACTTAATTGCAGCCTGCTCCATGTCCATGAATGCTTTGGCTGCTGCAGTACCTGCCATAGTTAGAGGAACTGTAAAACCAACCATCAACTGACGACCTGCCCACTGGGTGTTCTTACCCCAGTTGAGCATGTTTGTTGACCCCTGCTTTAGGAGTTGGTTTAGAATCTGTTGTTTCTGGGCAGCGATGGCTGTTTTGGTTCCCAGGTTTTCCATGTCAAGAACTAGTGGTCTTACGGAAATTGCCTTCATGGCACCGTTTGCGTCACGACCTAGTTGGATGTATTGGGTCTGTAGGTCTTTGACACGTTCACGAGCAACCTTATCAATAGTTGCCATTTCGGTTTTGAATAGTTTACCGAAATTCTTTGTTGCACCACCAGCATACTTAAAGTATTGCCCCATTGAGAACTTGTTTTTCTCAAGTGAGGTTGTAAACGACTCTGTAGTGGTCTTGATATCTGTGATACCTGCTGCAAACTTTTTAGTTGCATTGATGTCGTTTATTAGGTTTTGTCTTAGTTTAGCAGCGTTTGCTGCTTGCGTGGCAGTGCCACGAGCCATCGAGGTTTGGAAGGCTGATATCTGAGACTGCAAAGCCTGCAGGTTTGCTAGGGCTTGACTGGTATCAATATTTATATTGATATTAGTCTGGGAATCAGCCATCCATAAACACCTCTTTTATTTTATTTTTTGCTACAGTAGTGTAGCAGCAGTCTGGGCAATCTTAAGTCCAGATGCTTCCTCCACAATTTCATAGACTGTTGGAAGGTCAAGAAGATCTTCCAAGTCTGCTGGCTTCTCTGCTAGTTCTGGCTTGTACTGCTTCATAGCAATAGCCACACATTCTAGAAGAAGGTCCATTGATTTTGAGTTATTGTCTGCGACCTCTGCGATCTTCTCGAACTTGTCCATGAATGGACGAAGAAGAGAGATCTTTAGTGGTCTAATTTCAATTTTAGTTCCGTCAAGCATAGTAACTGTCTTTGCTTCATTTACGGTTGTTGCCATGTGTTTCCTCCTTTAAAGGTCTTATTAATTATAACATAAACAAAAGATTTAAGATTAGTGTTTTTCATACGACATACCCATACCGATACCAAAGCCTGCTTTTCTAGCCCTTGCTCCAGTAAGCGAAGTAATATCGTTAGAGTCTTTACCTTTATTCATAACCTTGTTCTTTAGTTTTTCCCATGCGTTCTCTTCTGGCTTACCACCGTCAATGTCAATACCCTTGAGTGATGCCATAAACTTCTTTTCATTATACGACTGCTCTCGTTTAGCGTTGAGAGTTTCCGATAACTCTGGCATTGATAGAGAGGACTCTAGTTCCTCATAGTCTTTCCAAATACCCAGCAAGAATACCTCTGACTCCAACTTAGCAAGGTCTATAGTTTCCCAAGAGTTGTTCTCTTTGCTATTAGCCTGCTCAGGGATGCTTTCTCCAGAGTCTTCTGGGCTCTTCATACTAATGCCTGCTGCTATATCCAGAACTGTATAAAGCGTTGCTAGATCAAAAGAGTCTTCTACCTGCTCAATTGTCTTTATCTCTGGTTTGTACTGTTTCATGGCGATCAGGGCACACTTAGAAACAAACGTGAAGGCATCATCATTGTTTGAAGACTTTCTTACATTACCAAATTCTTCCATGAACAACCTTAGATACTTGATTTTTAGTGGAGTGATGTATATCTCCTCACGATCAATAGTTTCAATTATTGCAGATTTGTATATTGCGGTAGCCATCTACTAAGTATACCAAAAAGAAAACCGCCCAGTAGTTAAACTGGACGGCTTCCTATATTAAGTTATATTTACGATACTGCTGGGATGGTACGGTCTACGATCTTACCGTAAGAAGCAGAGTTGTCTGGAAGCATTCTAAATGATACTTCAAACATTGTTGCCTCGTCACGCTTTGCCGATACAGTAACATTCTCAATTGAGAGTGCACGGTAACCGATGTAGATACGCTCAACCTGCTCGTCAGGCTGACATTCTCCAGTACCTGGACCAACTGCAACGATACCTCGCTCGATTGGGCACTCACCTAGGTCACCTGCAGAAAGGGTTAGTTCCTTTAGGTCTGGGTTAGTTACTCCGTTGTCGAAGTCGTCTGGGTTGGCTGCGGTTGCGTAAAGCAAGTTCTCTAGAGTTGCCTCTGCGAACGAAGTATTTAGGTTAACCTGCATACCTTGCTTGTACAACTTTGCAACGTCAAGAAGTTGGTCAACCTGTACTTCACCGAAGTCAGGCTGGAACTGTAGTTCTAGACCATTGCTGGTGTAACCGATGTTCTCGAAGTTTGCTGCTCTAGTTGCGTTCGATGATGTCTGGGCTGGGCTTCCGTTCCAGAATGCATCTGCAATGTAGCCTGACAACTCGTCCTTGTACGAAATACCATCAACGTATGTTGGTAGTTGGTTCGCTGGGTCATCGAGTTGACCTGGCTTGTAAACAAATAGTGCTGCTGCACCAACGATGATGTTGGTGTTAGTTCCTCTTGTATATGCCATAATTTTTCACCTCTTATTTCTTTATGGAATTTTGGGCGATGTTTCCTCAGTTATAAGTATAACAGCCTTTTTATACAGTTTGATGGTAATCGTAATCAATAATTATCTTGTTACCAGCAAAGGTTCTGGCTGTACCGAAGTCCACAATATCCCTAGTTTCTTCTAGTTGGTACATCTTAATTCTATGGAAAAATACAGGATAAAAGTCTACTCCAGAAAAGGTAACTACTCCATTGACCACCTTTGAACGAATCCAGTCATTTATCTCCTGGGCTGACTCGTCCTCACGGTCTAGAAGTTCGTATGCTAATTGAGATATTTCCATCATAAGTTCTGAGTCACCCTGCATCTTGTAAAAGTAGTATAAAAGTTGCTCTGACTTGATGTGTGGGAATGGGGTTCTTCTGTACTTAAACATTCTATCGTATACCGCAAAGGTTCCCTGGCTTGTTGGGAATGTTTCTGTCAGTGCGTCTATATCTGTTGGCGTTGTGGGGAAGAATGGAATGTTTACTTCATTCACTATACCGTCAAAAGGATTTGACTCAAAGTATGCGTTGATCTTTTCTTTAAGATAGTTGTTAATAAATACTGGTGGATATGTCTTTGCCATTATTCTTTACCTGCCTTCATCATCCAATTATACCCTGTTGTTAGTCCTAATGCCCTGCCCCCACGTTTTGCAGACGAAAACTTAGCGTCAAAATCTTTTGCCTGTCTTAGGTTTCCAAGAATGCCTGCATCATTCAAAAATGACTGCTTTAGGTATACGTCAAAGAATAAATCGAATACCTTTTGGTATTCACCCTTTGTTGGTCCTCCAGGATTATTGACAGTTACTGGCTTTGACGTAAAGACGGTCTCTCCATCAACGTCAAAAACCAACTTTGTCTTTGGTGTAATTGTTACAGGAACACCATTCTCCATGATAAAAGCCTTGTTGTAGAATGGCACCCTTGATCCAGACTTAATGCTTCTGGATTGACTGAATGAGGAAGACATTGATAGTCCACCTCCTGTAACTGTGTAGTTAATTTCAAATAGTCTTGAGTTTGGACTTCCTGTTTGATACCACTCATATACGTGGTGAAGTGTCTCTGGGTTCACCCTGGCATTTGAGTCTACAAACTCTTTTAGCATTTCTGAAATTCTAGCACCAAGCAGACCCAGTAGTGCTGGTTTGGCTCTCTCTGCACCTTCTAGAAATCCATTAGAGTATGCCAGAATATTTTTCATATCCTTGTTAAATGCTTTAAGGTCTAGGCTCATTGTTAACATTAGACATCAGTTCCTTGGTTTTCTGATCTTCTGAGAACTACCTTGTAGTATTCGACACTGCCAAAAGGATTGATAAAAGGCTCATTGGTTGCAATTTCAAATAGCGTAGACTTTCCAGATCTTGGTCCAGATGTCTCTACATATATCTCATTACCATTTACATCTCTAATGTTTGTTATCAGGATGTTGGTGATGGCGTTTCTTGAGTCTGAACTTGATACCCGAATGTCTGACCTAATTCGTCCTAGCAAGATAAGTTCTTTTGTAATGTTTACGTTTGGCTTAACATCCTCTGCCAGTGCTGATCCTGCTGTTGTTAGGCTACAGGCTAGAGTTTTGTCGTGAATCCACTGCTTCTTAATGCTTCCCAAAGCAGTTTGCTCAACAATTGGGTAAAAGATGTCTGCAAGCAGTGGAAAGGTAAAACTGGTTGATTCGCAGGTAGGCATTATAGCACCCCAACTTTAGTAATAGACTTCATATACTTATCAAGTATCTTGTCTACTATGAGGTTACCTGTTCCTTCTAGCATCTTCTTGTCGAACTGAATTCTATACTGGTCTGTGTTGTATGTAGTGACATACTTCTGGTAGTAGTCTAATCTACCACACTTCAGATCGTCAATAAGCATCGCTGCTGCTCTTTCAACGTCTGGTGGAATGGCACGGAAACCCTCGTCGAGAACAAACAGATAGTCTGCACCATTTACGAATGTTCCATAATTGCTTTCGTCGTATGCATAATCTCCTCTAGCAATTGGAAGCCTAGGATAGTTTGTTGTGATGATGTTTGTATATCCTGTGAATTCTTTTACGATAGCAGAGTTGTCTAGTGTTACCTTGAAAGTGTAAGCCCAAACTCTCTTTACTGTTTCGGCACCGTTAAGTGTTGGCTCTACAGTTGTTGCAATTCTAAATTCAGTTGTAGACACAACTTCGGCAACCGAATAAGTAGTGTTATAATCCGTATCTGTAAATCCTGCTAGAGTGATTGAGTCTCCAACTGAGAAACCGTGAGCAGAGGCTGTCTCTATGACTGTGTCTGTTCCTGTTGTGGCAAAGTCGGTAATTGAGATTGCCACGTCTTCTCCATTGTAGATCATAGCATTGTTCTCGTATACTTTTAGCACACGGTTTGCGTCACGCCATACTGGCATGTAGTCTAGTCCATTACCCTGGACCTGAAGGATAGATTTGTGGTTATAAAAACCAATGCCTGTATGAGTGTCAATTAGGGATCTTGCAATGAGTTCCCATTTCTTGTAATCTGAAATCTCAGATGCGGTTACGCCCAGTGTGTTTGGGTCTACATATGGTCTAACAATGTCAAGATTTGACTCCAGGATAATGTGCTCATGTTCTTGATCGTAGAATCTGATAAGGAACTGTCTATCAAACTGTACCTTTGCTACTGGCAAGACATAGGTAACTACGCCTGTAGAACTTGATGTGATTGTGGTCTCTTCAATTGAGTGATCCACCAAATCCTCAACATATACTATGTAATCATAGTTGTTGTCTGGCAAATTCCAGGTTGTTGTAATTGGATATGGTGGAACTCTCAAAATCTCCATTTATAGACCGTACCCCTTGGCAACGTCTTCTGGTGTTGCAAGAGTAATGTGGTTACGAGTAAGCCACTTTTCTGCCTGCTCTTCAGTAACAATGTTGTAACCAACCTGTACAGAACCAACGCCATTCCAGTTTACGTTTCTTGTAGACAAAAGGGCTACTGTCTTCTCTGCTGACTTCTTTTCAGTCTTTGCAGCCTTTGCAGGCTTTTCCTCTGCTACGTCAAAAACCTTTTCTTCTACAAGTACTGGCTCTTCTTTTTCTTCTGCGACTTCTTCAGTGGCTTCCGCCTCTTTCTTCGCTGCAATCTCTTCTGCCTCTTCTGCGAGTAGTGCTAGAAATTGCTCTTCTTCATTAATTAGTTCATCTGACATAAGAACCTCCTAAATATTAATTATAACAGATTATAATGAAAAAGAGGGCAGAGCCGAAGCCCTGCCCCCTCTTAAAGGGTGTTACAGATTACGAATCTGCACCAGCGTCTGCGAATGCGATTGCATCCTCTTCTTCCCACTGTACACCAAAGCGGACGAATACTGTGTATTCAATTGTGTCCTTCTTCGGCTTGTATTCACGGTTTACAGTGATGTCTCTCTGGAAACCCCAAATACGGTTCTGAGGGAATGTTAGGTCAACGTAACCTGCAGGGTAGTAAGGAACTTCCTGCACGTCAATTCCTAGAACACGAGTAGTACGTGCTCCACCGAATGTCTGACCTGCACCGTCAAGGTATGCCTGACGGTTTGCTGGAGTACCTGCTGGAGTACCAGCAAATGCTTCTGCGATTGCGTCTGCAAGGGTACCGTTGTGCTTGATAATACCCTGGAATGCATCAGTACCTGCGTAGAACTTAAGGTTAGACTTAAGTGCACGGTACTTACGAGGCATAGCCAAGATAATGTCCTGCATAACATCTGGAGTCCAAGCGTTGCCTGAGACAGTTACTACTGACTCGTGAGCATCGCCATTGGTCTTTGCCTTGTTGACAAAACCATCCATGATACCAAGGAATGCACCATCGCCACTGTCGCCAGTACCGTTGATTGCTAGGTCCTCAATGTCATTTGCGAATGCATTTGTCATAAGACGTACTAGGTGATCCTCTAGAGCACCACCTTCAATACCGTCTTCAAGTGCTTCTGCAGAAACTTCCCAGTCAAGACGAATCTTCTTGGTGGTAAGTTCTACCTTTGTGAATGCTGCACCAGCGTTGGTGTAGTCACCAACAGCCTGAGTAGCAGCACGAATTACACGCTCACCTACGTTAACCTTTTCAAGTTCCATAGTGTTTGCTCTCATGGTCACACGGCGACCATCCTTGGCGAGTACAGTAGCATCCCATACGTAATCAATGAAACGTCTTGCCTGTTCTGGACGAAGGATACCGCTACCTGCTTCTCCCGAAGGATTGACAGCGTTTGCACCATTTGTTACACCTGTCAGTGCGGTTGGAATGTTTCCAATTGCACCAGCGGTTGTATAGTTACCTGGAACGTTGGTACCATCTTCTGAACCTGATGCAAATGCACCCTGACCCTGGTAAAGACCTGGGGCGGTTCCGCCTAGGTTACCAGATGTTCCTGGCTGATTTTTAATAATTTCTTCCGACATATTGTTCACCTCCTGAGTGATTTTTATTTTGTTATCTAAATAGATCGGCAGTTTTGAGGAAACGACCGTCCCATAGGGATTTCTGAACCTGTTCTGGTTCATTTTCCTGTACGATCTCGCCTAGATCGCCAGACTTGCGGAAAGCGGTGTCTGCCTCAACAGCGTCCACTCTCTTTCCAAATTCATTGAAAATCTGCTTTGAATCCGTTACCTCATTTTTTACGGAATCCACAGACTTGCTTAGTTCATCAACCTGAGTCTGTAGAGACTTGATGGTTGATGCTAGATCGCTAAAGGCTGATGTTAGAGTGTTCTTGATCTCTGCTACTGATTCAGCAACAGCATCTGCTTTAGATACTTCTTCAACAGTCTCCGACTTCTCGGTCATCTCGTCCTTGTCAGAATCTTCTGATTCTTCCATAACTTCAGTACCAGGAACGTCGTCCTCGTCAGCATCTGCTGCCTTCTCAACTGCTGATTCAACAGCGTCTACGGTCTCGGCTGGTGCCTCAACTGCTTCCTCTGTAGCATCTGCCTCTGGAGCGACCTGTGTTTCTTCAACTGCAACAGTTTCTTCAACTGC